CAGACTTACATTAAAGAACCAGTAGAAAGACGCGGGGTTGATATGAATTTGTGGGTATGGGAACCTGTAGACTACTCAAGAAGCTATATGGTAGTAGCAGACGTAGCGAGAGGTGATGGAAAAGACTACTCAACCTTCCATGTTATGGATATTGAGAATAATTCCCAGGTTGCAGAGTATAGAGGACAGTTAGGAACTAAAGAATTTGGCCATCTACTAGTGGGTATTGCATCAGAATATAACCAAGCATTACTAATAATTGAAAATGCATCTATTGGATGGTCAACAATTCAGACTGTTATTGATAGAGGTTACGATAATTTATACTATTCTCCTAAAGGAGGCAATATGACCGCCGAGTCTTACTTCGATCAATACGATTATAACTCAAATATGGTTGCAGGATTCTCAATGAATGCACGTACTAGGCCGTTAGTTATTGGTAAATTCCAAGAATATGTTAACGAAAAAGCAGTTATTATTCAATCCAAGAGGCTAGTCGAAGAGATGAAAGTGTTTATATGGAAGAATGGTAGAGCAGAAGCCCAAGGAGGATACAATGACGACTTAGTAATGGCTTTTGGTATAGCAATGTATATCAGAGACACTGCTTTGAAGTTCCGTCAACAAGGATTAGACCTAACCCGTAACGCTCTAAACAATATCTCAACAACAAAACCAACACACCAGGGTATATATCTACCGTCTCACGTCGTTAATCCATACGAAATGGATAATGGCAAAGGAGGAAAAGAAGATATAAGCTGGATGTATTAACTATTTATACTTATATTAATAATAAACAATGGCTGATACTAGTATATTTTCAAGATTACGCAGGTTATTTTCTACAGATGTTATTATCCGTAACGTCGGCGGTAATCAGCTATCAGTAGCCGATACAAACCAAATACAAATGTCAGGAGAGTTAGAGAATAACTCTTTGATGGCTAGATACAATAGAATCTACACCACCTCACCTACATCACTCTACGGTTACCAATCCTCTTTTAACTACCAAACGTTAAGAACTCAGTTATATTCTGAGTATGATGCAATGGACACAGATGCAATCATTGCTTCTGCTCTTGATATTCTTTCTGAAGAATCAACTCTTAAGAATGATATGGGAGAGGTTTTACATATTAGATCAAACGACGAAAATATTCAAAAGATTCTTTATAATTTATTTTACGATGTATTGAATGTTGAATTTAACTTGAGTTGGTGGATTAGAAACATGTGCAAATACGGAGACTTCTTCTTAAAATTAGAAGCTTCAGAAAAGTATGGTGTTTATAACGTAATTCCTTTCGCTGCATTCAACATTGAAAGACAAGAACACTACGATCCTGAAAATCCAACCGCTGTTAGATTCAGATATGATCCTGATGGATTAGCTGCTGATACTTACGGGTACTTTAAGACTCCAAACCAGCATGATGCCAAGTCTATCTATTTCGATAATTACGAAATGGCTCACTTCCGTTTATTAACAGATGTAAACTACCTACCTTACGGCCGTTCTTACATTGAACCTGCTCGTAAATTATTTAAGCAGTATACTTTAATGGAGGATGCTATGTTGATTCACAGAATTGTAAGGGCTCCTGAGAAAAGAGTATTCTATATGAACGTAGGTGGTATTCCTCCTGCAGAAGTAGAGAACTTTATGCAGAAGGCTATCTCTAAAATGAAGCGTACTCCTTATATTGACCAACAAACAGGTGAATATAACTTAAAGTACAACATGCAGAACTTAATGGAGGATTTTTATATCCCCATGAGAGGTAATGATACATCAACTAAGATCGAAACTTTAGGTGGATTACAATATGATGGTATTACTGACGTAAATTACTTAAGAGATAAGCTATTTGCTGCTTTAAGAATCCCAAAAGCATTCTTAGGGTATGATGAGAAGTTACAAGGTAAAGCAACACTTGCTGCAGAAGATATTCGTTTCGGTAGAACAGTAGAAAAACTACAAAGAATCATAGTTTCTGAGCTTTATAAAATTGCATTCGTTCACTTATACATTCAAGGCTATAGAGATGAATCATTAACTAATTTTGAATTATCATTAACAACCCCTTCTATCATTTATGATCAGGAAAGAGTGATGTTATTAAAAGAGAAAATGGATCTTGCTCAATCAATGATGGATTCTCAATTAATCTCTTCTGATTGGATTTATGACAACATCTTCCACCTAAGCCAAGACCAATACGAAGAAATGAGAGATTTAGTTCTTCAGGATGCTAAGCGTAAATTTAGAGTATCTCAGATTGAAAACGAAGGAAATGATCCTTTAGAGACTGGAGAAACTTATGGTACTCCTCACGACATTGCTACATCTTACGGTAAGGGCAGAGTATATGATAGACCAGGTTCAGTACCTACTGGATACAATGAGGATGAACCTAAAATGGGTAGACCAGAAGAGAAAGGTTCTAATATTGATACTACTAACGATCCTTTAGGAATGGATAGGTTAGGTAAAAAAGCAATGAAGACCGATGACCAACAAGGTTACGGTAGAGATAACACATCACCATTTGCATTGGAGAATACTAAGAAAGAATTCGTAAAACATAAGAAAATTCTAGATAGTTTAGCTCCTAAAAAAATGATTTTTGAATCAGAAAGAAAAGCGAACGGTTTATTAGATGAGAACCAAATTAGGGAATAAACATTTAACATATATTTATTATTAAACCATCGATAGATGTCAATAAAACATTCAAAATTTAAAAACACAGGGCTTCTTTTTGAACTTCTGGTAAGGCAGATCACCTCTGATACTTTAGAGGGGAAGAATTCTACCGCCATTAATATTCTTAAGAAGTATTTTGTTAATACAGAATTAGGGAAAGAGTATAGACTTTACGAGCAGGTAACAGCTTATAAGAATCTTACAGAAGCTAAAGCTGACATGATTATTAACACTCTTGTTGAAGCATCTACCAAGCTAAAAAGATCTGAAATTAGAAAGCAGAAATACAATCTAGTAAGAGAGATCAAAGATGGTTACAATGTGGAAAAATTCTTTAAAGCTCAAGTAACTAACTATAAAGTATTCGCAGCATTAAACAACCTTATTGAAAATCAATCCTCAGAAAAGGTAGCTCCTGAGACTGTTATTAATAATAAGCTAACAATCTTAGAGCATCTAACAAAAACTCCAATAGTAATTCAAGCAGATGAGTTAATGGAGGAATACAAGGGGTATAGTAAGGACTTAAGAATCTTAACATACAAAATGCTTCTTGATAAATTTAATGAGAAGTATGATCATCTAACAGGAAAACAAAAAGAGGTTTTAAGAGAGGTAATTACCTCAGTTGATAATACTGATAAATTAAAAGAGTATTATAACAGCAGAATCACAGAAGTACAAAGTTTACTAGAGGGTAAGATTACCAGTATTAAAGACAAAGTACTTAAGATTAAAATTACAGAAATTGTAAAATACGTTAAGCCTTTAGAAAAGACTGAAAAAGTTACTAACGACTGTATCATTAACTTGTTACAATACTACGAACTTGTTAATGAACTATAATGGCAACCAGACAGCAGCTAAAAGACGAGCTTAAACAACAGCTTAGGGAGGAATCAACCTCTGGAGCAGCTGGTGCGTATAACACTCCATTCGCTTTTAATCCAAATAAAAAAGCTCAAGGCACTTCACGTAACTACTACTTAAAGATGGGCTGGAAGCTTGTTAATAAGAACAAAGTACGTAAAGCAGCCAAGGGTATGGAGTATAAAGATCTTTGGAAATAAACAATACCTATTTATAACATATGAAAAGCCTACAAAATCAATACAATCTTATCAAAGAAGGTAAAGGCAATAAAGAAATCTTCTTAAAAGAAGTTAAAGCTCAATTCCCTCAGTATATTACTAACGTGCAAACGTTTGATCAAGTTATCCACTCCTTAACCGAGAAGGGTATTATCAACGAAACCATGGTATTAGTATCAGCAAATAGACCTAAACTCCAGACTGGTTTAAAGTATTCAACGAGAATACTGAAGCCATTAAAGCAGAATTAAAAGATACTGATAAATCAGTAACTGAGAAAGAGACTGCCGGATACAACTACGAGGATAGGAAGAATAATAACAACCTTTCAACTGCTGAAATCCTAAACTGATATTACGCTGAAATGAAAGATCCTAAGAATGCTGATAAAACAGAAACTGAAATTAAAGCAATCGTATTTAAGAACTTAGAAAAAGATCCTTTATACTACGTTAAGAATGCAGCATTCGGAATCAAAGGTATTGGTTATTCCGATAACCAGCCTGGTTTAGGTGCTACAAAAGAAGTAACAGGTAAGTATAAATCTTCAGGAATGGAGCCTGTTAAATTGAATGAATCTTTAACAGAAGCTGAAGAGGAAATGTACGTAGTTTATAGCTATCCAGACGGACACGAAGATGAAAAAGAGCTACATACTAAAAATCTTAAACTTCGTGATGCTAAACTCCGAGCTGGTAACTTAAATATAATGCACAATAGGGAAGACTTTGAGACATATAACTATATGAAACAGTCTGACTGGGAAGCACAGCATGGTTCTAATAACCTAGAAGAGGATAAAGTCGCTGGATCTAACATTAAAAAAGTTGGAGACAAGTGGAGAATCTTATCAGGTAAAACTGGTAAAATGTGGAAAGCACACTACGATACTAAAGAAGATGCTGAGGCAGGTTTGAAAGCTTATTTTGCTAGTCAAAATGAATCTTTAACAGAAGCTAAGAAAAGAGCTATCGAAAAACAAATCGACCAGATTGAAAAAATGGGGGAAGTAGCTGCTTGGGAAAATAGGATTATGAAAACTCAAGAGAAGATTGATGAGTTAACTAAAAAAATGACTGTAGCAGAAGGCGATGATGTTAAAGAATACATTAACGAAAAAGCAGTTAAAGACACACAGAGAGATATTAAGCTACTAGAAAAGAAAAAAGCTTTATACGAAAAGCAGAAAAATAAAGCAGCTAAGAAAGTAAGCAATAAACCAGAAATGCAAACTGCTACCGGTGAAGATACTACTGTAATGGAGAAAGAAGAACCTTTTACTCCTCCTGCTGATCCTATCGGGGATACAGTTAAAGCATCAATGATTAGAACCACTGCTCCAAAGCCAAAGAAAAAATCTTGGACTGGAATGGTTAGAGAATTAATAAACACAAAGAACTTAACAGTAAAATAATGGATAAGAGTTTACTTATTGAAACTATATCCTTCCAACCCCGTACTTTAAAGTTATCTGAAGCAAAGGGAAGTTCTGGTCTTCCATTAGTAGAAGGTATTTTAGCTACTGCCGAAATAAAGAACGGTAACGGAAGATACTATAGTAAAAAAATCTGGAATAGAGAGATCGATAAGTACATGGATTCGGTTAAGAACAATAGAGCAGTTGGTGAATTAGATCACCCTGAATCTACTGTTATCAACCTTAAGAATGTATGTCATAACATCAAAGATATTTGGTGGGATGGTGACAATATCATAGGTAAGATTGAAATTTTACCTACCCCGTCCGGAAATATACTACAGGCCCTAATGAATTCAGGTATCACCGTTGGTGTATCATCTAGAGGAATAGGTTCAGTAAGACAGATGGGAGAAACATTAGAAGTTCAAGAAGACTTTGATTTACTCTGTTGGGATTTTGTATCTACTCCATCTAATCCAGGTTCATGGATGACTCCACTACATGAAGGTTTAACTAAGACCGTAAGTCAGTACAGTAAAGCTAATGAGATTATAAGAGAGATCTTATGTGCTCATGGCAACTGTCCAATATTTTAACCCCTCTTAGGATAGTATCCTTTGATCGACCCTCTCTAAAAAAGAGGGTTTCTTTATTTTCATAAAAACAGATATATTTATATTTGTATGTACTACGATCAATGTAGTACCCAAAACACTCTACAGAACAATTATTACGCTATAAATTAATAAGCGTACTTCCCAAAAAAAAATTATTATTAGGAAAATGACAAACAGAGACTTGTTAAAAGAGGCAATTGCTGATGCAAAAGCTGTAAAGGAAGTCGCTATCACTAATGCAAAAGCTGCATTAGAAGAGGCTTTCACACCACATCTAAAAGAAATGTTCGAAAAGAAAATGATCGACATGGAAGAAGACGAAGACGAAATGAAAAACGAAGCTACGGAAGCTGAGCACGACACAGAATTAGAAGAGCTTTTAAAAGAGCTTGAAGGTTCAGAAGGCGTATTTAACGAAGCTGAAGAAGAAGAGTCTGAAGAAGCAGAAGAAGATGAAGCCGAAGAGGCCGATGAAGAAGATGCTGAAGAAGAAGGCGAAGAGGAGGAAGAAATCGATCTTGAAGACATGACAGAAGAAGACTTGAAGAAGTTTATTGAAGATGTAGTAGACGAAATGATCGAAGCTGGTGAATTAGAAGCTGGACCCGATGGAGTGGAAGATGAAGCTGGTGCTGAGATAGAACCTGAAATAGGTGCCGAGGAAATGCCTGCAGAAGAAGAAATGCCAATGGAAGAAGCTAAAGAAGACCATGAAAAAACTGAAAAGATGAAACACATGGAAGAGGAACTAGCAGAAACAATGAAAACTATTAACGTATTGAAATCAGAATTAAACGAAATTAACTTGTTGAATTCAAAACTTCTTTACACTAACAAAATTTTCAAGGCTAAAAACCTTACTGAATCACAGAAAGTTAAAGTATTAACTGCTTTTGACAAAGCTGAGACAGTAAAAGAAGTTAAGTTAGTATTCGAAACTCTACAAGAAGGCTTAGAAAAAGCCGGTAAAAAAGAGTTGGTAAGAGAAAACAAAGGATTTGCCTCTAAAGCAATCGGAATTTCACCAAAACAGCCTGTGGTGGAAGCAAACGATATGGTAAACAGATTTAAAAAACTTGCAGGCTTATAAAAAAATAAAAACTATACATTAATATAATGTCTAACGTACAATCATTACTCGAATCTGCTAACCCCTGGCAGAGTTTGCAATCTGACGCTGCCAGATTGTCAAAAAAGTGGGGCGCTACTGGTCTTTTAGAAGGCTTTAGCAACGAAACTGAAAAAAATAACATGTCAATGATCCTTGAGAATCAAGCCAAGCAATTGGTTGTTGAACAATCTCAAACTGGAACTGGTGCTAGCTTCACAGCCGGTACTGGTGAACAGTGGGCCGGTATCGCTTTACCTTTAGTGCGTAAGGTGTTCGGTCAGATCGCTGCCAAAGAATTTGTTTCAGTTCAACCTATGAACTTACCTTCAGGTCTTGTATTCTTCTTGGATTTCCAATACGGAACTACAAAGAACCCTTTCACCTCTGGTGACTCTATGTACGGTGCATCTTCTGCTAACTTCGGTAACACCTCAAACGGTGCTTTATACGGAGCTGGTCGTTTCACCTACTCTACTAACCAATTCTCTGCTTCAGT